TTAACAATATCCGAACACATGATTAGTATGGGATATGCCACAACATTTGAAGATAGAAGAAGTGATGAATTACCAAATATAAAAAAGGAGTTTAATATACAAAAATGGCTGACTTAGAAGGAGCACCGACTGTAATAGCTTCATACAATTATGAAGATATAGAAGATTTAGGTGGAACATTAAAGTATTATTTTTATATTGCACAAGACAATACTGGAGAACAATATCTATTAGGGAAAGATAATCCTTATTCAGTAGTAAATGGATTAGATACCTCAGCAGCAACAGAAACCTGGACATGGGATACTGGAGCATTTACTACTACAAGAGTAATAGGTGGAACCTCAACAGTAAATATGACTGTCCACACTCAAGGAGATACAGGTGGAACAGCAACACTAACTTATAATTTATACCATTATGATGGAAGCACAGAAACATTAATAGGAACAGCAATAACAGGAAACTTAGGGGGTGGAGTTTCACCAATAACTCAAAGTGTATTAAATAAAATAGTTATAACTCCTACAAGATTTAAAAGAGGAGATACCTTAAGATTAAAAATAGTATGGGCACAAAGCTATGGTGCAGGACAAAAGTTAGTAAGATATGGGACAGACCCTCAGAATAGAGATTTTACAGATATAACTCCAAGCACAGACGCAGATGAATTTACAAGCAGTTATATAATGATACCTTTCAGGATAGATGATTAAAAATGGCAGACACAAATATACAAAATACGGACACAAGTAATTTATCTAATGTCTTATCGAGTTGGGAAGTAGATAGCGAGTGGTTAGACAACAACTCTGATGACGACAAAGAAACATATTACTATTTCGATAACTGGAATGAGTATCTAGGATATTATAAAAATGTTCCAGAACTAAATGTAACTGTGGATGCTAAAGCTAACTGGACAGTTGGTAAAGGATGGGATGCAGATGATACTACTACCTTAATTTTAGATAATATTAATGGAAATGGGATAGATAGTTTTGGTTCTATAATGGAAAACATGGTAAGAACCTATCAGATTATAGGAGATAGTTTTGCAGAAATTATAACTGAAGAAGATTATTTAGTAAACCTTAAACCAATAGACCCTAGCAAAATGAGAATTGTTGCTAATAAAAAAGGAAGGATTATTAGATACGACCAAATAACTGGACAAGGTGGAGAGAAAGGATTTAAACCATTTAGTCCAGATAAGATATTCCATCTGTCTAGGAATAGATTAGGAGATGAAATACATGGTCAAGACATGATTAAACCAGTACTAGAAATTATCAAGATGCGTAACGAAGCTATGGCTGACATGAGAACATTGATGCATAGACACGTTAAACCAGTAATGATATTTCATTTAGATACAGATGACCCAACAGCTATTGCAAACTTTAAAGCTAAAGCTGATAAAGCAAATGCAGATGGAGAGAATTTGTATGTTCCTAAAGGCAACGTAGAAATAGATGTGGCTTCAGTTGCCCCTAATGCTACCCTTAATCCATTACCTTGGATTGAACAACTAAACAATTACTTCTTTCAAGCGACTGGAGTGCCGGATATAGTTGTAGGTGGTAGTAAGGCACTTACAGAAGCTAGTGTAAAAACAGCTTACTTGGCTTTTGAGAATACAATAGCAAGAGAACAGTCTTACAATGAAGCACAATTCTTATTACAAGTAAACTTACAAATCAAATTTAAGAAAGTAGCTTCATTACAAAATGAAATGTTATCTGACCAATCAAGGGATAAACAAAGTGGTATAACACAACCAAATGAAATGTCTCAAGGGGGTGCTGAATAATGGTAAATAAACAATTAGAAACTACATTAGCAAGAGGGTCTGGACTTAGCCCAGTATATGATGAAAGTGGAAAGATAATAGGATATACTGATAAGGATGGTAAATTTCAAAAAGCTAACGAAGGAACAACAGCTTCACAAGCACAACAATTAGTTGGGTTAGGTGCAGCAGCAGTTCCAGGGGTAGCAGCTGGAAGTGTAGCAGCTAGAGGAGCAAGAGTTGCAACAGCAGGAAAGAAAGGTAGACAATCTGTAACAACCTCTACTGGATTAAAAACTAAAGGAATGGAACTAAAGATAGAAAAGGAAGTTGCTAAATGGGAAAAGTCAGTAGCAGATATTAATAATAAGAAATATAAAACAACTGGAGACTTAGATATTAGAATTGGAAACAAAGGTGGAGTAGGAGTATCACAAAAGTTTAAAGTAAATGCTAAAAATATGGGAACTATGGAAAGAATAGGTCAAGCTATGTGGGGTTCAGCAGGTAGAAAGATGACTACTTTAGTAGGTACTTCAGTAGGTTCAATAGTATTATCATTATGGGCTAGAGGAGAAGCCATAGAAAGTTTAGGAATATTTATAGATAATAGAGCAGCAAAGAGAGGAGAATTTACAGGAGATTGGTCTAGTTATTTTGAAGCACAACAAGTAAGAGAAGAAATTATAAATCAAACAACAACTGAGAAGATAATGAACTTCGTTCCAGTAGCAGGAGCTATTCAAAATATTGGAGATAAAATAACTGCTCTTACAGAAGTATCGAAACTATCAGAAGATATGGCTATAAGAACACAACAAGACCAATTAATTAAAGCTGGAATAACACCAAATTTAACAGACCCATTACAAAATTTAATTATACCAGCTGGGGGAATTAATGCTTTAACTGATGAAGAAAAATTAATTCAAGATGCACAAGCACAAAGAGCTGAAGAAAGTCTATTAAGAAAAGAACTAGCTCAGGAAGATATTGATACTGAGATAATGATGCGAGACCCAGAAACTGGAGAGTTAGTTCCAAGTGGAAAATCAAGAAGGGATGCGATGATGTTGGAACAAGCAGCACAAAAACAAAGAGAAGATAATGAAAGAAATGCAAAATCTTTTCCAGCACCTAGAAAAGGAAAGGGAGCAGCACCATTACCTGGTGCAGGACAAAGTATTAGAAAAGCACCTGAGGAAAGAAAGAAGATAGGGGGGTTGTTATAATGGTCAAGAAACAAGATAAGATAGATTACAGAATTGTATGCGTAGGATTAATATGTTTAACTGTATTAGAGATAGTAGCATTAATGAATGGAATAAACGGAACACTTTTAAAAACTGTTCTGATAGCAATAGCATTAGCTATTGGAATTACTATACCTAATCCAATGATGAAAAAATAAAGGAGATGAAAATGAATGAGGAGATAAAAAATGAAGAACAAGTGCAAGAGGAGACAAAAGAAGAAGGCATTGTGGAGAAAGCTGAGAGGCTTAATCAAGCGTTGGATGCGAAGATAGTAAGACACGAAGCTTTAGTAGCTGAGATAAATAAAGCAAGAGCTGAGAACTTATTAAGTGGAGACAGCGACGCTGGAGAACCAGCTAAAGAACCAGTAGAAGAAACAGCAGAAGAATATAAAGATAGGATAATGAAAAATGAAGGATAAAGATATAAAAATAGGTACAAAGGAAGAAGCAGCTTGGACTTCAATCTTAGAGAGAAGTGAGAAAGAGGTTGAAGAACAAAAACGAGCTATCATAATTGGTAAGGAAATTATCAATCTCTGTAAAAAGAGAATAAAAGAGGAGCAGGAGATATAATAAAATGGCAGTATGGACATTAGTTTTTGAACAGGCTGTACCAGTTCCATTCATAGTATCAAACGCAGCAGCGATTGAGAAAGGAACGTTACTAAAAGTAGCAGATGGAATGATTGCATCAGCAAGTGATGGAGATATAGATGTAATTTGTGGTGTAGCAGCAGAAGAAAAGATTGCTAACGATGGTAAAACAAAGATAGCAGTTTATATGAGAGGAATATTTAAAGCGACATGTGGTGGAAACTGTACAGTCGGTGTAGGTCTTATGAGCCACTCCAATACAGGAGATGCTAATGACGTTATCGACGCTACTAACGCAGCAGTTGGTTACAAGTGCTTAGGTACGGCTTTAGATACAGGAACAGACGGAGAAACTATTTTGGTAGAACTTATGCCAGGAAGTAATCCAGGAGCGTATGCATAAAAATGGCAGATACAAGCGCAATGGCTGATATTAGAGGATTGGATATTGACAAACTAGCAAAGGGTTTCGCAGATGAAGTTCTTATGATGAAGAAGTTTGTACAAAACTCTAGTACATCAGCAAGAGAAATTAGATGGTATCAAAAGACAGCAGGTTTCTTAGCTGGAACAACTACAACTGATTTAACTGGAGAACAAATTGCTAACACAGCATTCAAATCTCTACCAACATTAGTAGAACAAAGCTGGACTAGACAAACATCTTACATCAGAAAGTATTTCGTAGAAAGTCCTTTACTAACTATGGAAGATATCAAAGATACTGATATTGATTTACTAGCTGGAAACGTAAGAGACCTTGTAAGAGCAGTAGCAAACCAAGTAGATAAAAGAATTTACTATACTATTGGAGATGACTTAGCTCAAACTGGAGTACTAGGAGTAGATGCAACAGTTCCAAAAGGTGGAGCAGTAGCAGATGGATGGGATGATGCAGTAACTGGAGACCCAATTACAGATATCATGGCAGCTAAGACTTCAATTAGAAATTACAACTATGACCCTGAAGGTGCAGTTATGTTGTTAAACCCAATAGACCATGCAAACCTTTTAACTTGGTTAATCAATGTTAAAGGTTCAAGTATACCAAGCTTCTCAAGTGAGAAAGTAAAGTCTGGTGTAGTTATGGAATTATTAGGTGTGAAGATTGTAGTAAGCACAACATTCTTAACAGACTACGCAGTAGTATTTGTACCTAACAGAGCAGCTACATGGAAATCATTTAGCCCAATAAGTTCAGTTGTAATGGATGACCCTGGTATAGGTAAAAAGATTAGAGTATGGGAAGAAGGCGAATGTCTTTTAACAGACCCTAATTCAGTCTATATCATAACTGATACGGTGGTGTAAAATGTTATCTAATCTGAAAAAAAGATTAGCTGTAGCAAAGACTGACGAGGAGAAAGCTTTTCTAAATGCTAAGATAGCACACAAGCTAACCCTTCCTAAGTATGCTAATGAGGTAGTGGTAAAGGACGAAAGTCCTAAGCCCAAACCTAAAGCTAAGAAGGAGAAGAAAGATGGTTAGAAACCAAAGAGACGAAGTAATACATTTAGAAGCAGAAACTTCAGGGGGTGCAGTAATGGTATTTGGGGCTAATGCACCAGCAGAAAATGGAACAGCTAATGTTAGTATCTCTAATGTAGCACCAGCAGGAGTTACAACAGCAACTATTGCTAAATGGTTACCAATTAATATAGACGGGGTAAATTACTATATCCCAATGTGGACTTAAAATGGCAAGTGGAGATTTAACAGCAAGCACACCAGCAACTGTAACAACGAGCTATGATGTAAAAACAGCAGTAGACGCCCTAAACTTAGCAGCAACTACTGATAAAATAATGGTAGTTCCAATTCCAGGTAGGAATAGTTCATGGTTGGTGTTCAAAGTGGAGAGGGAAGCATAACTCTTTTTTTTCTTTTTTTAAAATGGCAAGTACAAGTGGAGAAAAGGAACTGAGGACAAGTTGGGACGAGCTTACAGCTAGCGATAGCACTAAGAGAGTTGGTCATAAACAATCCTTAGAAGCAGAACAAGGTAGTCTCATTCGGAGACAAAGAAGGATAGGCATAGATGGCAGGTAGAGGTAGACCTAAGAAAGAAGATGCCTTAGTTAGAGACCTCACTAGTGTTCCAAAAATAGCTAGTACAATTTCAAAAGATTATATTATTCCTAATCATTCTGGTTTGACTGGTAACCAAGATGCTAAAAATAAATTAGATGGTAGATACGTCAAGAAAACTGGCGACACTATGAGTGGAGATTTAACACTTCCTAATCTAACAGCAACAGGAGATATAGACCTAGCAGTAACGAGTGAAATAAAATTTGAGAATGGTTCAGATGATGGATATATAAATTTTAATGGGGATGATGAATTTACAATAGGGTCAAATTCTCAGGGCAATATATCTTTTACACAAACAGGAGTAGAAGTAAAGCAAAGTGGTTGGCCAGTATTTAGACCAGCGTGGAATAATTATATTTTAGGTTATCCCAGTTATGGTTGGGCAGAATTATATATGAATGGTCCGATAAAAAATAATGATGGTACTTCTTATGACGCACTCTTTGGTTCATTATCAATAGACGCAACAGTAGACCACACTATAACAGATAGTTCAGATGATTTAAAGATAACAAATAATAATAGTGATAAAGACATTATATTTAATATTAATGACGCAGGTACTACTCACGATTTACTAACATTAGACGCTAGTGTGGGTCAAGTGTTAATCAGTAATGATGACGAAATAAATTTATCAGGTAATGGTATATTCAAAGTAACAGGAACTTGGGGTGGAACTTGTGCGCCACTATACTTCCAACCAACTATGACGGGTGGTTTCTTAGGTTGTTATATGGTGCCTATTTTAGAGAGTAATAGTTCAGCTATTGGTTTTACTTTTAAACCTACTAGAAGTGGAACTCATGGAAATAATATTACTCTAATGAATTATGATTTAGGTGGTGCAGCTCACGTTGTAAACAATAATGATACTTACAACAGATACTCTGAGAGTGGTATCTCAGCATTCTATTTTGCAGCAGCAGCAGCAGATGTTTCTACTGTAAATATTACTCCTTTTACTTTTGGTGGCGCACCAATAACTATTTTTGATGGTGGTTTTGCCAATGTAGCTTATACTGATAAGATGATGGTATTCAATGGTGGTATGAATAGAGCAGGTGGTACTAATGGCTCTGTTACTCAGGTAGGAGTAGAGTTCAAAAGTTTTGGTACTCAAACAAACGCCATTGGTGGAACTGATAGTGTTATTGCATGGTTAGCAGATGGTGGAAACTTTAAACATAGATACGATTACTCAGCAACTTCTAGATTAGAATTTGGTGCAGGAGATGATAGTTCTATTGGTTATGATGGAGATGATTTGATTATAAAATCTGATGATGTTGGTACAGGTGGAATATTATTAAACTCTCTACCTTATGGAGAGATATATATAAATGATAATACAACAGCTACAACACTAGCAGCACAAGATACTTGGTATCAAGTAACTACGTTTGGTTATAATGGACATAGCCATAGAGCAACACCTGACCACACTAACGACCATATAACTATCTTAACAGATGGAAAGTATATGGTAAACGTTTCATTTTCTTGCCAGTCGGCACAGTCTAATGCTTATTATTTTGAAGTTTATAAAAATAATGGAGCAACAGGACACTCTAATTTAGAGAACGAAAGACAAACAGGAGTAGCTAATAAACCAGGGAGTGTTTCAATTAGTGGAATTGCAGACTTTACAGCAGGAGATACAATAGAATTATGGGTTAAAAGGACTGATGGTGGTGCAGTAAGTAAAAGTATCACATTAACTCATGGTAGTTTATCACTATTCAGGATAGGGGAATAAAAGATGAGAATAAGAAAAATAAATGACAATGAAGTAGAAGTTACTGAACAAAGGACAATGAAAGACGTTAATGATAATGATGTAGAAGTGTACGATGAACGAAATAAAGTCGTTTATGGAGCTTCTAAGCTTCAATCAGAGTTAGATGCAGTAAATGCACAATTAACGTTTCTAGGGGATGCTAGGGCTATTGCAGAGCAAGTCAATAAGTTAAATACTTTAAAGTCGAGATTAGAGACGATACAGACAGAGTTCTAGTCCTTGACAGGACGGGTCTATAATAATTATAGTAGTTACGCCCGTAAGGGCATTGCTATCAAAAAGACGCCTTCGGCTACTTATGGATTTCACTAGGATAGAATGACATAGATTGACAAGGACATACGAAAGGTTTATAAAGGTGCATACATACATAATATTACACAATAGACAAGGGCTATAAAGCTAACGTCGGGATGTGATAAATATGGAAAAAAGATTTTTAAAGGGCTTCTCATTAGATGCCGAGACAGTACAAAACATGAAGGATGCAACAATACTTATCAAAACAGCACGTTATGATAAGATGCGAGACTTCAACAACCCAGATAAAGAGATTGAAAAACTGGTTTTATTAGTAGAAACTAAAGATGGTCAAGAGTTAGACTACTACCCAAACAAAACAAGTCAAGACACAATCGCCAAGAAAGTTCTTAAGACTTTTGACTTAAATGAGTGGGAAGGAAAGACCTTGAGGTTATATACTGAAAGTCTCTTAGTTGGTAAAGATAAACGACCAGTTATTTTTGTAAGTGAGGATTTATAAAAATGATGACTAGAAAGCACTATAAGGCAATAGCTGATATATTAAATAGATTTGATACCGAAAGACCTTTTTTAACTCAGGACATGGTGTCAGCTTTATGTATATACTTCAAGTCAGACAATGAGAACTTTAACGCAACTAAATTCATGGATGCAATCTGGAGTGAAGATGGAAGCTAAAGCAGAACAGAGGGATAGTGTAAGCATTAAATGGGGGTCATCCCCCCAAGATGTGCTAAAGGTATATGGAGACGACTTAAACGAGCTTAACCGGAAGGTGTTGGCTAGTTTAGAATTAATAAAGAACTGTAATCAACTAAAAGAGGTGAACCAATGAAAACTAAGAAGATGTTTATAGGACATGTAGAAATATATTACTGTGATTGTGGCAATCAGTTGCATACTGAGTACGAACAACAAATAGGCATGTGTAGGTTTTGCCAATGATAGTTGAACAGGTGATATACATTGGTCTTATACTGTTGTGGGTTTATGCATGCTTAAGGGTGCTACATGAATAAGCAATGCATAGCCACCTGTCCACGTAATGGTGGAAAGAGATGTAAGAGCAATGCAATGATAGGGGACTATTGTACCACGCACTATTGGATACATACAACAGGTTCAAGTGCTGTTGGTATGAAGGTTAGACCCAAGAGGATACAACCACAGGTAAGCAAATGATTTGTGGTAAGTGCATGCATGGGATGGTAGAGAACGTTAGAACGTGGATATGTAGGCATTGTGGTTGTATTAAGTATAAGAGTTGATGCCTTAACACGCATATACCCCCTTACGCTTAGCTTTAAGTAGTGGCTACTCTAATAGAAGGGTAACCTTCTACATTGTATAAGTACATGAGTTAGTGTGAGCAGGGTTAGTGTGTGTGTAAGGTGTAGTTTCCTATGGAAGTATATTTCCAGTGGAGAATTAAGACATGCGTCGGCAGTGCCTAAGCACAGTTATCTCGCTTCGCTCGTAATAGTGTCCCACCCACCAACCCCTAACCACAGCTTACTACTAATACACTCACTATCGTTCGTAATGTGTAGTGTTGCGCTGTGAAAGCGCAGTAACACCATACATTGTGTACCTAGAGCGTGAATTGTTATCTTTCCGGTTCTTGTTCTTTTTGTTTTTGTGTGTGTACCCTTCCAGCCGAAAGATTTTATAATTAGGGGTACTATATATATATATTATATATAATAAAATAAATACATATTTATATATACTATACCCCCCCTACTTTTGTTACATTTGGAAAGTTCCAGTGGAAACGAAGGAGGGTAAGATGAAATCGAATACAACACTATCACTTGATGTAGAAGTTATCATTGAGTGTAATAAAAAGAAGGTCAATAAAAGCAAATTGTGTAATGAGTTTTTAAAAAATTATTTAAAATTAGAAATTAAAAATAAAAATAATAATTTTATAGATGAAGACATAATGATTGCTGAAGCTAAACTAGCAGACTTGAGACTAGAAAAAGATAAAAAGAAGAAAGCAGCAGAAGAAACTACAAAAGGAAGGATATTTGTAAAATGAGGGAAATTGAATGTATAGAAGGAGTTGGTTGGAAACTAATAACTGATGATGATGTATTCAAATGTAGAGCTTGTAATGAGATGATTGAAGGAGATGAGTTCTATCTAATGGCTGATACAGGTTATACTTTCCACAAGAAATGTGGTCTTTTCTTCAGATATCCAACAAATTATGAAATGTATAATGTAGTATCAGTAGAAAGGAAGAAAAGTGGACACATCACAGCTGGATAAGTGGCAAATTGATGTATTAGAGCATAAAGGCAGTTTATGCCTTCGTTCTGGTCGTCAAGTAGGAAAAAGTACTGTAATATCAGTAAAAGTAGGTGAATACGCTGTAAAACACGCTAATAAAGAGATATTAGTAGTTGCAGCAGTAGAAAGACAAGCTTTTCACCTATATGAGAAGATATTCTATTATTTGGAAGATAATCATCCAAATCAGATAATAAAGAAGGGAAAGAAGAAACCAACCAAGTCTAAACTACATTTAAAGAATGGTTGTATTATAAGATGTTTACCTACTGGCTTGAGTGGTCTAGGTATTAGAGGATATACTATCGATATGTTAGTAGCAGATGAAGCAGCTTTCATCCCAGAGGATGTGTGGACGGCGATTACACCCATGCTTGCTACTACCATGGGAGATGGGGGGAGTATTATCCTTTTATCAACACCATTCGCAGCTAGTGGATATTATTATGACTGTTTTAATGACCCAAAGTTTAAGTCATTTCACGTCAGTAGTGAAGATTGTCCTAGAATAGATAAGGCTTG